ATACCACACGGATTCTACCGTACTTAGCACCTGTGGGCGATAATTTCCCGTATCACGGTCGTAATGCATGAGTGTGAGTGGTACACCCATTGCATTGCACACGTCCACAAGCTCGCAAGCTACGGCTGTTAAGCCCGTAGCGTAGACTACAAGGTGTTTCAACCCCCTACTTGTGTAGACGATACCGTCTTCGGCATATTTCACACCGACTTCGGCATTGATAAAGTCTTCGATATGCTTTCTGATTTCAGCATAGTCGAACATATCTTCGACTTTATCAAAGATGTAAGAAGACACGGGCATATCGTGTCTACCACGGATCAATCCAGTTTCTAACTTTTCTAATTTCATAACTATTCTTCCTCCAAAATCTTCTAATAAAAACTCTTCTCTTCTCGATTACTCTTCTAAATGATCTTCTCAAACTCTTCTCCGGCAAAACTCTTCTCAGAGCGATTAATAGCAGTGGACGGTCGAACCGTCCACCTAATAGATAAAAATTTGAAAAGATCACAAATAAAAAGGCATGTAAAAACATACCTTATCTATGTATTTTATGATAGAGAGGGGATGATCCCCCCCCGCTATCATAGGTCAGCCATAAGATTTTTAATCTTATTCTTTATAGCTACAATGTCATCACAAGCTAGCATTTCAGTCAAAGCTTGTTTGACATCAGCTTTGCTCGCTTTCTTTTTGGCGGGTACTTTCCCCTCATTTTTTATAGCTCGTATATCTTTTGCTGTAGTGCATGTTGTAACCTGAGCCATAACACGGTCTCGATCCTTTGCGGGAATGGCGGCAATTTCTGCCAACTGCGTGAATGAATATTCACCGTATTTTTTAGCGTTGTCATCAGCAAGTAAGAACTTGCCTACACGGATATAAACATTTCGTTGTGTTTTTGACCACATGAAAAGCGAGTCTAAACAGTCATTTAAATTGCTGTATCTTTTTTCTAATTCATTCCATGAGTCGAAAATAGTTGATAACTTTCCAACGTTAATAGCGATCGTTTTTTTGCTATCGCTGATCGTAAGATCTGCCTTGTCAATATTGCTCACATAATTATTAAATTGCTTTTCTAAACTTAACATATTTCTTTCACCTTGTGAACGGTTGAACCGTCCATCCTTTCTAATTTGTTTTTTTGCTTTTGGTGAACGGTTGAACCGTCCATTATTTGGTGAACGGTTGAACCGTCCACCTGATATTTTTTTGTATGTGAAAGCCCTGTCACATGACCTTTTTAGGGTATGTGAAAGCTATCACATAGGGTATAAGTACCCTAGATAAAGCAAGCCTTTTATTCCCTTGTCAAGGTTCTATCTAATGCCTTTATAATAAAGGCTATTGGATTACCACCATAGCAACCACCTACTTTCCCTGTTGTGATAGGTTGAATACTATCCCCCCTATCTAATAAGATTATACCATAATAACGGCCCGAAGTCGAGACTTTTAGTCCCTGTTTCCTATTGTTTGAAACTATAACAAGTTATAGTTAAAAGCTATACCATTACAGCCTATTCATTACAATACATATATAACATAGGATCCTCTTAATTATAATACTTATACCGGGGAATACTTATACCGGGGAATACTTATATTTTATAGATTCTTATCAATCATAATACATTTATATTATAAGTATCATTTAATTGTAATACATATATTTACAAAGGATCCTAACTAACAATACCTAGAAAAACTAAAGGATCAGGGATCCTAACACTTAGAAAAACTAGGGGGTAGGGGTTATAGGTAGTTTCCAGGACCACTGAATCACCCCCATCTCCACCCTTGAAAAATAAAAGGCATACTGCTACAATATAGCAATCACACAGCAAATATCCACAAGCACATATACGCATACCATTTCAATATATAATAATTTATGTTATACTAAATCAAGGAGGTGATGTTAATGGTTAGACCATCACAGAGAAGAGCTACTGACAAATACAAAAAGAAACACTATCGTACAGTAATTGGGTATATCAAGCGTGACAGTGATGAATTCAGATGGCTTGATAACCGTATCAATAATGGCATATCAATCAACAGCACTATCAATGAGTGTCTGCGATTAGGTATGAAACGTGCTGGCTGGGATAATAGTGCCCGCAGGGAGGACGGAAGTGGCAATGATTAAAAGCATATTAAATGGTGTAATAGTAATGTTAGCATGGTGGGTGTGGTCATGGATTATACTATGGGCATTAAACGCACTCAACGTTGTTAAGATAGAAGCTAATCCAACGAATGCCCTAGCATTGTCTGTACTGTTAGACAGTGTAATGCTTATTGTTGCAGTGCTTGCTAGGGTAGGATCCGCATAGGCGAGGAGGGTTAAGGATGCTTAAACAAGGGGGGATATAATGCTTAAAACAGAAAAATGTATGACATATGGATGGGACGGTGCCATTCGTGGGATGCGTAATCCTATGAACAGTTGGCACAGGTCAGACAGCCACAACTGTGTAGACTATGGAGAGGACTGTGATTGCTGTGATTATGACCGTGTTGAATGTGACTGCTATTATATTGGCGAGAAAGACTTAGGACTGATGAAACGCTTGGCAAAGGCAGGCTCTGAGCATGCTAAGTATCTACGCATGATTCACATTCAGATGGATATTGTGGCACCGCTCTACTGGTGGAAAGAGTTCGATACGTATAAGATTGGAACCGTAGCAAATAGCTGCTCGACTATGCATAAGATTCACTCAAAAGAGTTTACTATGGATGACTTCAGCCATGAGCACATGAAAGAAGAGAACCTTGAATGGCTTGACTCTACAATTGACAGGCTCAACCGCTACCGCAAGATGTACAACTTGGCAAAGGAAAAGTATGACTGGTGGCAGTTGATTCAGATGTTGCCTTCATCATACAATCAGAGACGTACAGTGGATATGAACTATCAGACTGCATTGAATATCATTAAGCAGAGAAAGAACCACAAGCTGGATGAGTGGCATACGCTATGTGATGCACTGTTGGAGTTGCCATATATGAAAGAGATAAGTGGTGCCAATGAATAGCATGTGGATAGATTTATTGCGTATGTTCATAGTCGGCATAGCGATACTGCTTATACTGTTGGCAGAGGAGTCTGAATAATATGAGCAAGTACTATGATGGCGTAATCAAGGGAATGAGCAAGGCAGGTATTGATACGTACAAAATATCGCAGTGTGTGGAACTGCTTAGGTACATAGATGACCTGACGGAGCTACGCAAGGCGAGTGATATTGTCCTGAGAGATATTAGAATGCTCATTACATATGAAGTCGAGGATGACATGGGAAACAGAGTTGATATGGGAACACTGTATCAGCTATACCGCAAGGCACTGCTTATCAGTGCAAAAGTGTCATTCGACTCCTTCATGCTATACATTGAATTGGATAGAGAGCCTAAGAAGAGATTCTACTCTCCACGAAGGCTACAGCTCAAGGACATTGTTGACGGGCTTCAGGCTATGGCTGACGGGGAACTGGACGAGCTGTTCCTGTCACAGCCTGCACGTACAGGCAAGACAATGCTTGTAAGACTGTTTACTGTATGGATGAGCCTTAGAGAGCCTGAGAAACATAACCTGTATGTATCGTATGGGTTTGATGTAGCCAAGATGATGTACAATGGTATTCTTGAAATACTTAATGACCCGTACACATACAAGTGGAAAGACGTATTCCCACATACTGGACTGGAATGGACGGATGCCAAGGCGGGTGCTCTTGATATAGACAGGAAGAAGACGTACCATACAATTACATGTCGTTCACTGTATGGTGCACTGAATGGTTCGTGTGATGCTGACGGATTGCTTATCGCTGATGACTTGGTTTCAGGTGTAGAAGAAGCGAAGAATAAGGACAGACTTGCCAATGCTTGGCTTAAGGTATCGAACGATATGATGCCACGTAAGAAGGAATCATGCAAGATTATATGGATTGGTACGAGATGGTCATTGGTTGACCCTATCGCCATGCGTATTGATACGCTGACCAATGAGCCTGAGTATGCAGACATGCGTTGGAAGATTGTTAACGTACCTGCGTTGGATGAGGAGACTGACGAGTCGAACTTCGAATATAAGTTTGGTGTAGGATTCTCTACCGAATACTACAGGAGAGTGCGTGCCGAGTTCATGCGTAACAATGACATGGCATCATGGATGACGCAGTTCATGGGTCAGCCTATGGAACGTGCAGGTGCGGTCTTCGAGAATGGAGACATGCAGTACTTCAATGGCGACATAAGTGGCGAGCAGATTGTAAGAACGTATGCGACAATAGACGTTGCTTGGGGCGGTGGCGACAGTGTGTCAATGCCTATAGCGGTGGATACCGAGAGTGGCAATACGTTTGTCATTGACTGGGTATTCAACGCAGGTGACAAGAAAGTCACCAGACCACTTGTCGTTAATGCCATTATCAAGTACGGTGTGGAAGCCATTACTGTCGAAGCCAACAACGGTGGTGGAGAATATGCGGAAGACATAGATGATATGCTCAGAGAAAAAGGGTACAGGTGCAACATCATGGTTAAGCCTGCAAGCACCCAGAAACGCAAGGAGCAGAGAATCTTTGACCGTGCACCTGAGATACGAGAACTTTATTTCCTTGGTGAAGGAAAGCGAAACGGTGAGTACAGCAAAGCCATGACGGAACTATTCTCATTCACAATGCTTGGGAAGAATAAGCATGATGATGCTCCTGACTCACTGAGCATGTTGATTGAGATGAGAGAAACAAGCGGTGTGAGAACAAAGATATTCGACAGAAGAAAGTTGAGGTTCTGATATGCAGGGCATGGATGTTAGCAAAGGTGAATACTATATCGCCTATAAGTATTATGACAACGGAAAAAGCTGGTACTATGAATACTTCAATACCACAAAGGAGTGGCACGCTAGACTTGAAGAACTCAACAATAACGATAGCGTTATGATAAGAGACTTCGGCAAGACGCATCCTGAGTGGAGCGGTGACACATTTAATATGAGTCATTGGTAATAAGTGTTGACATTTATACTGATTTAGTTTAGTATAATAGATGTAAGAGATATAGCCTTGTCTCTTGCGTTGTGTTCAAGAGTGTACTAGAATTCCTTCATTCCGTTTTTTAGGAATAGAGCATCCGTAAAAGGATGCTTTTTTCTATTGCATAATACCGCAAGCCAGTATATAATATACTTGTAGGCAACCTTTCCTTTTTAAATATTTATTTTTTTCATTTTTAACTACTTTTGTTTGTTGTTATTTGCTTTTCGATTTTAGCAGGCGGCTCACTTTGTGAGTCGTTTTTGCTTTATATTAAATTTTATTGACAAATAGTGATTTGGCTGAGATATTATTGTTAGATAGGAAGGTGATATTTATGCCGTTATTTGGCGGAAGAAAAATGTTACTGACTAGTGTGGCAGAAGTTACTAAGGATAACGTGGCAGATGTCATCGAGAATATCATGCAAAAACATAATAACAACGTTAACGAGATTGAATATTTAATCTCATACGAAAGAGGTAAACAGCCAATCCTCGAAAGAGAAAAACAGGTTAGACCTGAGATTAACGAGAAGATTGTTACCAATATCGCACATGAGATTGCTGAGTTCAAAGTTGATTACATTTGGGGACAGCCTTATACGTATGTGCAGAGAGCAGACAAAGATGTTGAGGATGAGTCAACTTCGTTGCGTGATGATACTAACGTCAATGCTTTAAACAAAATGTTTTACGAAGAGCGTAAGCATAGCAAGGACATCAAGCTTGCAAAGCAGGTATGTACTACAGGTGTAGGGTATCGAATGATCACTCAGAAAGATTCAGTTGATGGGTACAGTGTATTCGATATTACTAACTTAGACCCACGAACTACATTTGTAGTATATAGTGCAGACCCATTCCACAGGAAGATGCTATCAGGCACTTACTGGAAAGAGGAAAGAGATGGAGAAAGTGGAGACCTGTCAATGTATCATTACACATTGTACACTGATACAAAGGTATTCACTTTGGATGCACCTTGGTCAATAGATAATGGATTCATGAGAACCAACATGGTTGTTGAGGAATATGCAAACGGCATTGGAATCAACCCTATTGTTGAGTACTTATATGATGAAGATAGAATGGGATGCTTTGAAAGAGCTATTCCATTATTGGATGCAATCAACGTTGCAGAAAGTGACAGAGTAAATGGACTCGCTCAGTTCGTTCAGTCGTTGATTTGGATGAACAATACTGAGATTGATGAGGAAGATTACGAAGCACTTATCCAATACGGTGTAATACAGACTGCCAGCAAGAATGGCTTGAATGCCAGCATTCAATACATTCAGACAGTGCTGAACCAGACTGAAACGCAGTCATTGGCAGATGACCTTTATTCAAAAGCATTGGAAGTTTGTCAGGTACCTGCTCGTGGTAGCACAGGCGGTGGCAATACAGGTGTTGCCTTGATGCTTGGCGAATCAGGATGGCAGTTGGCAGAAACGGATGCACAGACTAGAGAGATGTACTTTATTGATTCTGAAATAGAATCATTGCGTGTCGTAAAGAATATCGTGGAACGTGCATCAGAATCTGACATTGAAGAAATGCAGATTGCAGACATTGAAATCAAGTCAAACAGAAACAAGATTTCTAACTTGGCTACTAAGGTATCAGCATTAAGCACAATGCTAAGTGCAGGTATTCATCCAAGACACGCTATATTAAACAGTGACATATTCAGTGACCCTGAACAGGTTTATCTTGATTCTAAACCTTATCTTGATAACCTCTACAAAGTAGTCACTGATTTGGAAGACGACGCTGCTGATGTCGGCACTGACCCTATTGACAGCGAAGTAGATGATGGTGGATTAGACGGAATGCCTGAATCCACTGAAGCCGAACCATCACAGACTGACGAGCCTGATGATGGTGGCTCTAATCCTGACGAGGATAAACGAAATAAAAAGAAATAAGTCCTAGAGAAAAGACTATAAATATATCGCAGAAAGTCAGAGAAGACTATAACCGCAGGAGAACAAATATGAATTTAAAAGCACTATTAGGTGATAAGTTTACTGAAGAATTATCAGTAGAAGATTTATTAAAACTGGCAAATGATATTGAATACGTTGACCCAACATCAGTAGTTGCCAAAGACGTATATGATAGACTCAAAGTGGCTAACGATAAGAACAGTCATGATGCAAGTGAATGGAAGAAGAAATACAACAGTACACTAACTGAACAGGAACAGGCTAAGATAGCGAGTGAACAGGCTTCTGCCGAATTACAAGCTAAGTATGATGCTCTCTTAAAGGAAACGAATGTTATGAAATATACAAACCAGTTCCTTGCAAGTGGCATGGATGAAAAGTTAGCGAAGTCCAGTGCTGAAGCATTAGCTAATGGCGACATGGACACTGTGTTTGAAAATCAGAAAAAGTTTGCTTCGTCAGTTAAGAAACAGGTTACTGATGAATTGCTTAAGGATACACCGAAGCCTGATGGTGGAAACCCTGATGGAGACAACACTCCAAAGGTAACTCGAAAAGATATTTCCAAGATGTCTTTACAGGAACAATTGAAATTCTCTAAAGAACATCCTGAGGAATATAAACAAGCTTACGGTAATGTGGGCGAGAACTAATTTAAGGAGGAACATAGTATGGCAAATACACCATATCCTAATTATGTGTTAGAAAACAAATTCGAAGACCAGCATAACACATACTTAGATTTACTTGGATTCTGTACAGTTGATACATCTTTAACAGGTGGTCCGGGATTCAAGAAAGTTATCAGAACTTACTCTGCAACTACTAACAAGACTCAGACTTTAGCACAGGGTGAAGGGAACACTGAACAGATTGAAGCAGGCTATTCAGACGTAGAATATGAAACTGAACTATTACAGAACAGATTCATTTACTTTGATGAAGAAGCTATGAAGGACCCACTTGTAGTTGATACAGGTTTAAATCATCAGGCAGTAGATATGTTCAACACTGAACAGGCTAAAGCTATTGCAGAATTTGCTAAAGCAGAACAGACAGTTACTGTTTCAGCATTTAACTTTGATGCATTCGTAGATGCTACCGCAAAAATTGATGCGTTAGAAATTCGTGAATCAGTTAACAAAGATGCTTTTTCTTTATTCGCATTAGTTAACCCTGATGACTTAGGAGAAATCAGAAAGAACCTAAAAGCAGAAGACGGTTTACAGTATGTAACTGATTATGCTACTAACGGTTATATTGGTACAGTTGCTAGTGTAAATATCTTTACATCTGCATTAGTACCTGCAGGAACTATCTATGTTGCAACACCTCAGGCAGTAACTTACTTCACTAAGAAAGGCACTGAAGTTGAACAGGAAAGAGAACCTAATATCCGTAAAAACGAAGTATACTTACGTAAATATGGTATCTTCGCATTAACTAACCAGAACTATATCGTTAAGATGACTAAAGGTGCGTAAGGTGGTGAATCATAGTGAAAGTAAAAGCAATCACTAACTTCACTGACTTGGAAAAGAAAGTTTATCGTATTGTAGGGACTGAATTTGAAGTCACTGAAGCAAGAGGTAAACATTTAATTGACTTAGGATTTGTTGAAGCGATTAAAGGAACTAAACCTAAGAAGGCTAAGGCAGAGAAAAAAGTCAAAGCAGAATAGGAGGGTAACGTATGGCAACACAGCTTGAAATTTTACAACGTAGATTGCCTGATGAAGATGATGACGAACTACTTCAAGACTTCTTGGATAGTGCAGAGTCAATCATCTTGAACAAACGCTATCCATTCATGAGTGATGATGATACTTACACTCTTGAAAAAAAGTATTACAATTTACAGTTAAGAATAGCTATTGAACTTTACAATAAGCAAGGTGCAGAAGGAGAAATGTCTCATGCAGAAAATGGAACGACTCGTCAGTATTCAAGTGCAGACGTGTCTGAATCATTGCTGAATGAGATTACTCCTAAGGCACGTGTATTTGGTGTGAAGAAGGTGTCTCCTAATGAGACAAATTAAACGTGACCAAAAAACGTTGACATATCAGCTATATGGAATTGAACAGGGCGAAGACAAGTTTGGAAATGTATTCTATGACTACAGCAAGCCTAAAGAAGCTAAGTACTGTAGGAAGACTGGCACAGGTGCAACTGAAGACAGTGTGTTTGGATTGAATATCACATTCGATTTTGAAATTACTACATACAAAGATTATGGATTCGACGAACATACAAAGCTGTACATTGATTCAGAAGAATACAAAATCAAAGCTGTCGCACCTAGTTCTTCCATATATAGATATGCAATAGCAAAGGTGTCAAAGTAATGGCTACACATAAAACCAGTGGTCTTAAAAACCTCAATAGAATTCTAAAGAAATTAGACACTAAACATATAGATGCTACTGTAGAGGATGTTATTTATAAAGCTGCTGACGATTCGTTAGAACATGCACAGGGGTTAGCAGCCAACCATTACTTCTCAGGTGCATTTAAGTCAGGTCTTTATAAGAAGATTACAAAAGGTAAAAACGGAAGATGGTTTTTCACCGTAGGTTCTGAAGCAGAGGATGCCATTTGGATTGAGCATGGCACAGGAACCAAATCAGATTCAGGTGACGGTCGCTCTGAATGGTATGTTCATGTGGATATGCTAACTGCACTAGATGGTGATTTCTTTGCCAAATATCCTAATGCAAGACTTAAGACTACACACGATGAAGCAACAGGTGAAGAAAACACTTACGTTGTTTTCACAGGTTATGAGGGTGCTCATATCCTTAGAGATACATCTATTTGGGCTGATGAGGAAATGTCAGACAAAATTAAATACTTATTTTCTGACTTATTGGAGAAATGATTATGAACGAAGAAGAAATCATGGACAGTATTATCGAAGTGCTTAGAAATGAGTACGGAGAAGATATTTATATCACTGATACTTATTCCAATTCATATCCTAAATTCCCTGCAGTAAGATTTTATATGTATGACTCCCAAACTCATAGTAGAGGTAGCACATTCGAAAAAATCGAAACCAGCGAGAACGAATACTATGAAGCGGAAATCTATTCTAATTTAGAGGGAAACGATAAGACCCAGCAATGTAAAGACATAGCTAACTTAATTAATGAGGTCATGACAGACCTTAATTTCAGAAGAACTTATAACCAGCCAATTGCAAATATGGACAGTACAATAGCTAGACGTACCTGCAGGTGGCAAGGTTTAGTTTAATAGGAGGAATTATAAATGGCAAGTGCAGACAATAGAGCAGTCAATACGCATGGCGTGAAACTCGGTTTTGCAGTAGGAACTACTGTACCTACTTCATTTGAACGTATCTATGATGTTAAGGCTTTACCTGAATTGGGTTCAGAACCTAATACATTAGAGTCAACAACATTACTAGAAACTGAATACACTCAGTACGTAGAAGGGTTAAACGATTTAGGTGGTGCATTGGAAATCACTGCCAACATGACTGACAAGTTAATTGAACAGTGGGAATCTGTTATGAGTGCTTATGATGGAATGACAGCAGACAAGAATATGTATTGGGTATTCTCAAATCCAAACTTATCTAAGGCTTCTGTATTCACAGGCAAACCATCTAACATTCAGTATGGTGCTTCAGAAGTAGATGCAGTATTCGAAGCTACAATCTACATCACACCTGATTCAGCACCTCAGTTCATTGATACACCTACTTTCACTGAACATAAATCAGCTTAATAAGGAGAATAGAACATGGCTAAACAAATCAAATTTGAATTTGAAGGAAACTCTTACACACTAGAATACAACCGTAAGGCAATTGTTGAAATGGAAAAGAGCGGTGTCAATTTACAGGATGCCGAAGCTAATCCAATTTCAACATATGAAGCGTTAATCAAGTACGCATTCTATAAGAACCATAGATTGCTTGTAGAAAATAACCCTGACAAAATCTTTGAGATTTGGGCAGAGTTACCACACAAGGAAAAACTTTTAGAAGCGTTAATGGAAATGCTTTCTGAATCAGTTAGCTTCTTAGCAAGTGAACCTGATGAAAAAAACGCAGTAGAGTGGACGTTGATTTAGCCTTTGACGAATCTTCTAATGGCATAGACGTGCCATCTTACACGGAAACATTCGAGAGGGTGTTTCCTTTTTTCTTGTCAATAGGAATGACTTACGAATCCTTTTGGCTAGAAGATATGAAACTTACTAGGTATTATGTAGAAGCCAA